CCTCCGCCGATCAAAACCAGCAAGACCACGGGGCTTGAAACGTACGCGCTTGCGAAGAATGATGCCCTCTTTCAGGCGCTGCTCAACAGCGACAACGAAGACGTGATGCTGCTGTGCCAAGCGCGGCTGAAGGTCAAGTCCACCAGTGAGCGCACGCGTGCACAACGCTTCCTCGACATCGCGTCGCGTGGCCGGCTACCGGTCCCGCTGAGTTACTTCGGCGCAGGCACTGGCCGGTGGACGGCCAGTAAGGGCAGCGCCATCAACATGCAGAACTTGAAACGTGGCAGCTTCCTCCGAAACTCCATCATGGCCCCGCAGGGGCACGTACTGGTTGCTGGTGACCTTTCGCAGATCGAGCCCCGTGTCCTCGCGGTTCTTTCGGATAACGAGGCTCTACTAGACGTGTTCCGTGCCGGTGGTGACCCGTATGCCGCCTTCGGCGCACAGATGTTCAACATCCCTGGCATGAACAAGGACAGCCACCCAGTAGAGAGGCAGTCCGCCAAGTCTGCGCTGCTTGGCGCAGGCTACCAGTTGGGGTGGGCGTCGTTCGCTGCGCAGCTTCTAACCGGGTTCCTGGGCGCAGCACCCCTGCGCTACACCATAAAGGACGCCAAGACCCTGGGCGTGACAGCCGCTGACGTAGACCGCTTCCTGTCCTGGGAGGACAACATCAAGCGCATGGAGAGCATCCCGCACACCTGCACGAACAAGGAACTGGCCATCCACTGTCTCGCAGCCAAGGCCATCATCGACAGATACCGGGCCGCTTCGCAGCCCGTGGTAGCGTTCTGGAACCTGTGCCAGGAACTCATCGAGTACAGCCTGTACAAGGGCAAGGAGTACACGCACAAGTGCATCACCTTCCGCAAGGAGCAAATCATCTTGCCAAGCGGTATGGCGATGCGGTATCCTGATCTCCGCCCGGACAAGGGCGATGGTGGCAAGGTCGTTTGGACCTACGCTGACGGCAACAAGCGCGTCAGTTTGTACGGCGGCAAGGTCACCAACAACATTGTCCAGGGCACGGCGCGGTGCGTGATGACCGATGGAATGCTAAGGGTTGCGAAGAAGTACCCTTTGGTAGGCACGGTGCATGATGAACTGATTGCCGTAGTGCCTGAAGAAGAGGCGGAGGACGCGAAGACTTGGGTCTTCGCGCAGATGGTCGCGCCTGTGCCGTACCTCCCCGGCATCCCACTCAAGACTGATGTGGGCTACAACAGGCGCTACGGACTAGCCAAGGGTTAACCAACAACAAAGGAGAAACGATGACAAGCAAACAAGCCCCACCAATACCGCGCCGCATCAAGGTCGGCGACAAGATGTATTCGGTGGACATCATTCAGTCGATGCAGCGTGCGCGTGAACGTGGCCGCATCTGGTACGAAGCCGGTTGCATCCAGATTGGTCAGACCAGCAACGTCGATGGTCGCAAGTACAGCGACATCCAGATGAGCGAAACCTTCTGGCACGAACTGGTGCACGCCATCCTCTACGAGATGGACAACCAGTTGCATTGCAACGAGAAGTTCGTGCACGATTTCGCCATGCATCTCGCCAAGGCCATCCAATCAGCGAAGTTCAAATGACAAAAGTTACATGGTCACACAGCAGCCTCAAGGACTTCGAGGGGTGTGCTCGCCGCTACCACGAGGTCAAGGTTCTAAAGAACTACCCGTTCCAAGAGACGACGCACACCATCTATGGCAAGGATGTGCACAAGGCCATCGAGGACTACGGCAAGGACGGCACGCCCATCCCTGAGAAGTACGCACAGTTCAAGCCGGTGGTGGATGAGATCATGAAGAAGCCTGGGCGCAAGCTGTTTGAGCATGAGATGGGCATCACGCGTGACCTGCAGCCTTGCGGCTTCAACGACTCCAATCGTTGGGTGCGCGGCATCGCCGACCTACTCATCATCAACGACGACAACCTGACCGCCAAGGTGGTTGACTGGAAAACAGGTAGCAACAAGTACCCCGACCGGGACCAACTCATCCTCATGTCGCTGATGGTCTTCGCCCACTTCCCCCACATCAGGCAGGTCAAGTCGGCGCTGGTGTTCCTGGTTAAGGAAACGCTGACCACCCACGCCATGCTGCGCGGTGAGGCCGAGGAAGCATGGTGGCGCTACAAGGAGCGTGTGGCTAAGCTGGAGACAGCGCACGCCACCGACGTGTGGAACCCATCTCAATCACCGCTGTGCGGCTGGTGCCCCGTCACCACCTGCACGCTAAACCCCAAGCACTAGGAGTCGATCATGTCCCGCAACTACCGCTCTGAATACGACAACTACCAGGGCACACCTGAGCAGATCAAGAAGCGTGCTGAGCGCGTCAAAGCGCGGCGCATGATGGAGAAGACGGGCGCTGCCAAGAAGGGCGACGGCAAGGATGTTGACCACATCAAGCCGATGCGCAGCGGCGGCACCTCTACTAAGGCCAACTTGCGCATGCGAAGCAAGAGCGCCAACCGATCAGACAACAAGTAGGAGAAACATGGACGTCATCGACAACAAGCTGCTCGTCTTCAAGACGCGCAGCCCGGATAGGTATTCCCTAATCCCGAAGAGCAGGGTGCTGCCGCGCCCTGGTGGAGGCTACGACGTAGCCGTTTACTGGGGTCTGGACGAGGTACGGGTGCTCAAGAACCTGGGCGTCAAGAACGTACCCTCGCCGATCTTTGGGAGGTATGAGTGGCCTGGGCGCTTCAAGCCTATGGCCCACCAGAAGGAGACAGCTTCCTTCCTCACGCTCAACCGCCGCGCCTTTGTCCTGTCCGAACCCGGAACAGGTAAAACTTTAAGTGCACTCTGGGCGGCAGACTACCTGATGAAGCGCGGTGAGGTTCGACGCTGCTTGATCCTGTGTCCGCTGTCGATCATGCACAGCGCCTGGATGCAGGACTTGGGCAACAGCGTCATCCATCGCAGCGCGGTGGTGGCGCACCACCCGCAAGCAGCCAGAAGAATAGAACTCATCCAAGAGAACTACGAGTTCGTGATCGTCAACTACGAAGGTCTGGGTCTGATTGCCAACGAGGTGAAGAACGATGGGCGTTTTGATTTAGTTATTGTTGATGAGGCCAACGCCTACAAGAACCCGCAGACCAAGCGGTGGAAGGCACTTGCCTCTGTCCTGACGCCCGACACGTACCTGTGGATGATGACCGGCACACCTGCTTCCCAGAGTCCTGTGGATGCGTACGGTCTGGCCAAGCTCGTCAACCCGACCAACGTGCCCAAGTTCTACACAGCGTGGCGCGACTCGGTGATGAACAAGATCACCATGTTCAAGTGGGCGCCCAAGGCCGATGCTGCTGACAAGGTGCACGCTGCGCTGCAGCCGGCCATCCGATACACCAAGGCCCAGTGCCTGGACCTGCCGCCTGTACTGACGACCACCCGCGAGGTGCCGCTCACGCCGCAGCAAGCCAAGTACTACAACCTGCTCAAGACCCAGATGCTGGTCATGGCCGCAGGCGAGACGATCACGGCAGTCAACGCTGCCGCTGCGCTCAACAAACTTCTCCAGATCAGTTCCGGTGTCGCGTACACCGACAACAAGGAGACGGTCGAGTTCGACGCCACGCCGCGCCTGAACGTCCTGATGGAGGCGCTTGATCAAACCGAGCGGAAGGTCATCATCTTCGCGCTGTTCCGCGCAGCCATCGACGCCATCAGCGATTTCCTCAACAAGAACGGGATCGCCAACGAGCAGATTCACGGTGGCGTGACAGCCACCAAGCGCGGCGACATCATCAGGCGCTTCCAAACGCAGCCCACCCCAAGGGTGCTGGTCATGCAGCCGCAGGCTACAGCGCACGGCATCACGCTGACCGCTGCCGACACGGTGATCTTTTACGGGCCGCTGATGAGCGTCGAGCAGTACACCCAGTGCATCGCACGGGCTGACCGCAAGGGGCAGAACTCAGACAAGGTGACCGTCATCCACATCGAGGGTTCGCCCGTGGAGAAGAAGATGTTCAAGGCGCTCACGGAGAAGGTGGACGACAACGCCATGCTCGTGAGCCTGTTCAACAGCGAAATAAAGGAAAGGGGGTTGTAGACTGAACTGGACAATGTATACTCTTTGACACAACAACAGGAGAAGCAAATGACAGACAACACCATCCCACTCGACAAACTAGCCCGCATCTACGTGAAGATGCGCGCTGCCATGCAAGACCTCGACAAGCAGATCGAGACGATCAAGGCTCAGCAGCAGGAAGTGAAGAACGCCATGAAGGATCAGATGATGGCGCTCGGCACCAAGTCTGCCCGCACTGAGTTCGGAACGATCACGCTCAAGGAAAAGTCCCGGTTCTACACCCAGGACTGGGACAGCTTCAAGAAGTTCGTCGTCGAACACGACGCCGTTGACCTCTTGGAGAAGCGCATCGCGCAACTCAACATGCAGACGTTCTTGGAAGAGAACCCCGACCTGCATCCCCCTGGACTCAGCAGCCTTGCTGAGTTCGACATCTCTGTAACCAAGCCCCGCTAAGGAGAAACAACATGAGCAACGTAGCTCTTTTTTCTGGTTCCAATGTCCCCGCCTTCGCCAAGAAAGGCGAACTGTCTGACATCGCCAAGTCCCTCGCTGGTGGCGGCGGTGGTGGCGGCAAGCGCATCTCGATCAAGGGCGGTGTGTTCCGCCTGTTGGTCGGCGGCAAGGAGGTGGCTTCGATTGACGAACGCTACCTCGATGTCGTGATCGTCAACGCCGCTCCCAAGATCGGGCGCACCTTCTACGCCAAGTCCTACGACGGTGAGACGCCTGCGGCTCCTGACTGCTGGTCTGCCGATGGCGAGACGCCTAGCCCCGACGCCGCCAACAAGCAGTCGGATCGTTGCGCCAACTGCTCCCAGAACGTCAAGGGCTCCGGCATGGGCGAGTCCCGCGCCTGCCGCTTCTCGCAGCGTCTGGCTGTAGTCCTGGCCAACAACCTCGAAGGCGACGTGATGCAGCTTCAACTGCCTGCCACGTCCATCTTCGGCAAGGAAGAAGGCGACAAGCGCCCCCTGCAAGCCTACGCCCGCTACGTGGTGGCCAATCAGGCAAGCCCTGAGATGATGGTCACCCGCATGCAGTTCGACACCAAGGCTGAGGCGCCCAAGCTGTTCTTCAAGCCCGTGCGTTGGCTCGACGAGAGCGAGTACGAGGTGGCGGTCAAGCAGGGTCAGACCGATGACGCCAAGCGTGCCATCACCATGACCGTGGCCAAGACGGACAATGTGGCTGCACCGGCTCCCCTGGCCCTGGAAGGCGCTAAGCCCAAGGCCACCAAGAAGCCCAAGGCTGAGCCTGCGGTGGAGGCAGAGGACGAGTCCGTAGAGCCGACCGTTCGCAAGGGCAAGTCGGATGAACCCCCTGCCGCAGGCAAGTCATCTTTGGCTAAGCTGGCGGCTGATTGGGATGATGAGTAACAACTCCAGGGGGCTTCGGCCCCCTTATTCAACATGTCCTACTCAGTAAAAACCCTTAATACCGTCAAGGCAGCGCCCAAGACGCTAGGCAATCAGCTTGGCCGATGGGCGGTTCACCTGGATTTTCCTGTGTCCCAAGTCTCCGAAATCACTGGCGCTTCGCGCCAGACGGTGTACAACTGGTTCACGGGCAAGTCCACCGTGATTAACGGCTACCGACCAACCGTTGAGCGCCTGCTTCAGATTCTGATGAAGGCCCAAGACAGAGAACAAGCGTGGAGAAAAGCATGTCAGGAATTCAA